TGGCTCGCCGTGGACTTCGGGCTCTTCGCCGCAGAGACCGCGACCACGCACCCGCAACCCCTCGACGGCACCACGCAGAACGGGCAGATCCTCGCGCATCTTCGCGCCGGGCACGGCCTGACCTCGCTCGAGGCGTTGCAGATGTTCGGCTGCTCCCGCCTCGCCGCTCGGATCGCGGATCTGAAGGGCGCGGGCTATGCCATCACCTCGACGATGGTCACCCTGCCAAACGGCAAGCGGGTCGCCAGTTACCGACTAGAGGGCTAATGGAGCGCGACAACTGGGAGCACAGCGGCATCGACGACTTCGCCGAGCGTCGGCGTAAGGTCTGCCGTCTCTGCGGTGATGACAAAGACGAAGACGCGACCACGTGCGAGACGTGCCGCGCCCAACCTGCGAGGATCAACAATGCCGATTGACGAGTCGAGGTGGCAGGCATCGTGGGAATGGTACGAGGTGCGCGACGCCAAAAATACGGGAGCAGAGTACGACACCTTCCGCGAGGCGTTGCAAGAGATGAGCGAGCATTGGCAGGTCAAGTACCCGGAGTTCGGCCCGTACCGCATCGTCAAGTGTCAGCGTCGGGAGATGTCGCTGGCGTTGACAGATGAAGATATGGCTCGTGATTGGCGCAATGATTTGGTGTCCGAGAACCTGCGGCTCCGCGCCAAGATTCGCGCTTTGACGTGCAAGGAATGTGGAGGGACTGGACGGAAAGCGGTCGGAGAACACGAAACACTCACGAACGAGTTCGTGACGGACTATGCCGACTGTCACCACGGAGCGACTGATGCCGATTGATGAGATTGAGTCCACGCTGGCCGAACCGACGTGGCAAGAGCGGATTGCCGAGCGCATCCCGCTTGTGCCAATCGACCTAACCACGCAGCACCTCGGGAACCGCGTCATCTCGCGGTTCTTCCCCGAGCATTGGGCCAAGGTGCAACTCGCCCGGCACACCGCCGAGCGGTACGGACGGCCCGCGTGAAGCGCACCCCCTTGAAGCGCAAGACCAAGCTCACGACCAAGACGAAGCCCAAGGCCAAGAAGCGCAGCACCGCGGACTTCGCCCGCGTGTACGGGTCGAAGGCGCGGGTCGCGTGGGTCGCCGCCCAGCCCTGCCTCGTCTGCAAGGGCGGCCCGTGCGAGAACGCCCATATCAAGTCCGGCGGGGTCGGACGGAAGGCGGACTACACGCAGATCGTCCCGCTCTGCTCCAAGTGCCACCGCCTTCAGCACCAGAAGGGATGGGCCGCGCTCGGCTACAACGCCGCCCGGCTCGAATACGCCGCCTACCGCACCCAGTTCTGGTGGGCGCAGACCCGCGAGGCCGCTGGTGGCGATTAGCCTGACCCTGCCCGAGCCCCCGAGCGCGAACCGCTACTGGCGGGTCGCTCGGGGTCGGCCCTACTTGTCAGCCGAGGCGAAGGCGTACAAGTTCGAGGCGCAGGCCATCGCGCTCCGGGCCGGGGTCCGAGGGCTCCCATTCCAGAAGGATCAGCCCGTCCGCGTCACGCTGGTCTGGTACCGATCCCGCCGGGCGGGGGACTTGGACAACCGAGCGAAGGTCGCGCTCGACGCCCTGAACGGCCTCCTCTGGGCCGACGACCAGCAGATCACCGAGCTCCACCTGTTCCGGCACGACCGCCCCCGTGATGGGGCTCTCCTTCTCACCGTTGAGGCGTTACCAGAATGACCGAGTCGACCATCGTCCCCGCCCTCCTGACCGTCACCGAAGTCGCCCGTCGTCTCGGGGTGAGCCGTCAGCGGGTCCACCAGCGCATTCAGTCTGGGAGCCTCAAGGCCGAGCGGGTCCAGAGCGTGACCGCCGCCAAGTTCCACTACCTGCTCCCCGCCGACCAGTTCGGGGAGGCCCCTGCATATGCAGCGCCGACTGCATAAAGGGAGGGGGGATAAGTGGTCCTTGACATACGCCAAGCGGCCCTTATATTCCCTCAAGTCGGCAATGACGCCGACCTCCCATCGGAGCCCAAGATGACCGCCTACGACCAGTCGCTCGCCCAGTTCGCCACGATGTGCAACGTCCCGGTGAAGGATGCGGACTTCTTCGTCAAGCACGTCGGCGCGAAGATGGCCGAGGGGATGACGATGGAGCAGGCGATTGAGCACGGGCGCGAGATGATGGCCCAGTTCCTCTACAACGTCCAACGCTATCCGGACGCGGCTCGCACGTTTGTCGCCTCGTTCCATCAGGACTTCCGCGATCGCGCTGCGCAGGCCGCGTAACCACCCCTCCCCTATCAGGAGATCACCGATGTCCCGTCAGGAACGTGTCGCCACGCAACTCGTCGCCAAGTACGGCCTCACCTCGGCCCGCATCCGAGCGGGATCTCGCGGCCATCGCCACCTCTGCATTAAGCCCGCCCTCGAGAATCGCCGCGTCACCGAGGGCGACGTGTTCAAGTGGACCTTCTGGCATTGCGTCTCCGCCTCGCTCAACAAGCTCGCCCGCAATGCGTAACCCTCTCTCGGACTCGGAGTTCCGTATGGTCGGCTTGACCGTGTTCGCCATCGGATGCGCCGTGATGTGGATCGCTTCGCGGGTGCTGCGGTGAAGTGGCATCGGCTGAACGCTCAAGGCGAAATCGTCGCCACGACGGACGCGCCCGATAAGCCGACCGCGCTTGCCAAGCTCGGGCGCGGCACCATCGTCTCCGCGCTCTCCTACAGCGCCACCTTCACCACCAAGAACCTCAAAGGCATCAAGGCGAAGGAGCCGACCTACCCGGCCCTGCCCGACGGCTACCTCTGGAGTCGGTACGCCGCCGCAAAGGTTGGGCTCTCTCGGCAACGCTTCCTCGAGATTACGCGCATCCTCAACTTGACGCCAAGCCGCAAGACTCATATCAATGGGTCGCGCCAGATGTTCTACTGGTCGCCCGACGACATCCAACTCGTCGCCGACTACCACCGATCCCGCTACTCCCCGGCCCGCCTCGAGGCCGCGAAAGCCAAGCGCCGCACCTCCCTGCTGCACCACCACGCCCGACGTTGGGGCTGGATTCCCACCGAACCCACCACGCCGGAGTCTCCGTAATGCACCCCGTCCTCATCTCGCTCATCGGCTTCGCCGCTGGCGCTCTCGTCGCCTCCCTTGTCAAGCTGACCGCCCTCGAGAACGCCGAGTCCGACGCCTACGCCAAAGGCTACGAGGCCGCGGAATCCCACCAGCGGGAGCGCAACGAGGCCCGCGCTCGCAAGGCCGCGCAGACCCGCCGGACCAAGTCGTGATCGAGCATTGCCCCGTCTGCCACGAGGGACGCACCGATGACTCCGCCATCAAGCTCCACAACCTCCGCTGTAGCCAGACAGGTGAACGGGCGTACCCGGAACGCGAGACGCCCGAGTATCGCCCGCCCCGGCTGGCGCGACGTGCTTGACACCCTCGCGACCATCGCGCTCCTCTCCGCCACCCTCCCGCTCCTCCTCGCCCTCTCCCTTATCCCCCGAGGTCGCCGTGACCGGCAAAGGTGACACCCCACGACCGCTCGCCGTCCCGCCAGAGGTGCTCGAGGCCAACTGGCAAGCGACATTTCCAGAAGCGACGAAGCCCTTGACACCAGCGCGCAGCCTCCGCGAATGGCTCGCCGATCCGTTCGTCTTGCCGTGCGATGGTTGTCAAGAGTTTCGAGGCCCGAAGCAATCGCTGGCAGCAACAAAAGGCAAAGTCAACTGGCTCTGCGCAGATTGCTACGCAGCGCGAACGTCCGCACCAGAGATACCAGCCACCCGCGACACCCTCGGCGACCCCGAGGAGTAAGCCAAACAGCCCACACGAGACGCGGGTGGGGCGCAACCGTCCCGGTCTGACATTGCCGGTCGCCACTACGCTCGTAAGGCCGACGAGGGCGTACACTCCTCCGAGCATACCACCGCCCGTTGACTCGACCTCGCACCACCTAGCAAGCCCCATCCCACGCCTCAACTCTATCCGGATGACAAACCCCCGCCACGTCCCCATCGGTGACGTCAAGCCAAACCCCAACAACCCGCGCATCATCAAGGATGACAAGTTCCGCAAACTGGTGAAGTCCATCAAGGATTTCCCAGAGATGCTCGCGCTGCGCCCTATCGTCGTCAACAGCGAGATGGTGGTCTTGGGTGGCAATATGCGCCTCAAGGCTTGCAAGGAGGCCGGGCTCAAAGAGGTGCCAGTGATCCTTGCATCCGGATTGACGGATGAACGCCAGCGCGAGTTCATCATCAAGGACAACGTGGGCTTCGGCGAGTGGGAATGGGAAACGCTGGCCAACGAGTGGGACGCCGAACAACTGGCCGAGTGGGGGCTGGAAGTTCCCGAGTTTGAGAAGGTGCCAACGGATGGTTTGACCGATCCTGACGAAGTTCCGGAACCACCGGTCACGCCGACCACCGTACTCGGCGATCTCTGGATACTTGGTGACCATCGGGTGCTATGCGGCGACAGCACCGTTATCACCGATGTGGAGCGATTGTTGGACGGTCGTATTGCTCAATTGCTTCACGCTGATCCGCCATATGGGATGGGCAAGGCATCAGAAGGCGTAGCAAACGACAATCTGTACGGTGCCGACCTCGACCAATTTCAGCTTGAATGGTGGGCAACCTATCGTCCATTCTTGACGCACAATGCCAGCGTCTATATCTGGGGCAACGCGCCAGACCTTTGGCGTCTCTGGTACACAGCAGGGTTGGGCCGTTCTGAAGAACTAGAACTCCGCAACGAAATTGTCTGGAACAAAAACGCCGCACAGGGTATGGGGTCAGACGTTTTGACACAGTTCCCAACGGGTTCCGAACGATGCCTATTCTTTCAGCTTGGCAATCAGTTCTTGGGCAATAGCAACGCCTCGGAGTTTTCCGAAACGTGGGAACCGTTACGCGCCTACTTCGAGAAAGAAGCCACCGCTGCTGGTATCAAGTCTGCCGACATCAAGAGAATCTGCGGGGTGCAAATGTACGGGCATTGGTTTACCCGCTCACAATACCAACTGATGCCGGAGAAATACTACGTCAAAATGCAAGCGGAATATCCGGGCCGATTCCTTCGTCCGTGGTCCGAACTCAAAGCCACGATTGAGGAAGGCAGAAGCTATTTTGATAACACACACGACATTATGCACGATGTCTGGGAGTTTGCGCGAGTTACCGGTGAAGAACGCCACGGACACGCGACACCCAAGCCCGTGGCAATGATGGAACGCATAATGCGATCTAGCTTGCCAGAACAGGGACTTTGCCTCGAACCGTTTGGCGGATCTGGCGCAACCTTGATTGGCGCAGAGCGCACCGGACGCATTTGCTACACTATGGAACTTCAGCCAATGTACGTCGATGTCATCGTCAAACGCTGGCAAGACTTTACAGGTCGCGATGCCATCCATAGCGTTACAGGGCAGACGTTCAACCAGATGGCGTCAAGCAACGAAAGAACACCCAATGGCTAATCCACGCGGCAACCCGCAGAACCTTCGCAAATGGAAGAAGGGGCAGTCCGGCAACCCCAAGGGACGGCCCAAACTCCCGGACATCTCCGAGGCACTTGCCAAGATTCTTGCCGACGAGAAGGACGGCTATTCGGCGCTTGAGGCGACCCTGATGGCTCTTCGCGCCAAGGCCGTCAAGGGCGACATCCGGGCCGCAGAAGCCCTGCTGGATCGTGCCTTCGGCAAGCCGCGCCAGTCGGTTGACCACACGACGGGCGGTGACAAGCTGCCGCCGACCGCCGTGCGGGTCGAGCTTATCTCGCCGGTAAGCGATACCGAGTGACCGCGCTCTCGGTCCCCACGCCCAAGGCGTTCGGGTTCCTCTACACGCCGACGCTAGGCCACCTGCGCTACCGCGTGGCCTATGGAGGCCGTGGCTCGGCGAAGTCGTGGCAATACGCCCGCGCCCTGCTGATCCACGGGCTCTCCACACCGCTGCGTATCCTGTGCGCCCGCGAGTATCAAGCGAGCATCCGCGACTCGGTGCATCGCGTCCTCGCGGACCAGATCGACCTCCTCGGGCTTTCCGGCTTCTACACCATCCAAGAGTCGGCCATCTTGGGGGCCAACGGGACCGAGTTCCTGTTCAAGGGGTTGCGGCGGGACATCGCGCAAATCAAGTCCACCGAAGGCATCGACCTCTGCTGGGTGGAGGAAGCCGAGGCCGTCTCCGACCATAGCTGGCGCACCCTCGTGCCCACCATCCGCAAGCCGGGGTCCGAGATTTGGGTCACCTTCAACCCCGCGCTCGAATCCGACCCGACCTATCAGCGGTTCGTGACCTCGCCACCCGAGCGGTCGGTCGTCCGGCTGGTCTCCTACCTCGACAACCCGTGGTTCCCGGCGGTCTTGAAGGAGGAGGCCGACGCGTTGCTCAAGGCCGACCCCGAGGCCCACGCGCACGTGTGGGGCGGGAAGCCGTGGGCGCGGTCGGACGCGCAGGTCTTGGCTGGCAAGTGGCGCGTGGCCGAGTTCACCCCCGGCGAGGGCTGGCAGGGGCCGTACTTCGGCGCGGACTGGGGCTTCGCGCACGACCCGACCACCCTCGTCAAGCTCTGGCTCCACGACGGGCGGCTTTACGTCGAGTACGATGTGGGCGGGGTGCAGCTTGACAGCGATGCGACGGCGCGGGTCTTCGAGAGCGTCCCCAAGGCACGGGAGCACGTCATCCGAGCGGACGCCGCACGGCCCGAGACCATCGCCGAGATGCGAAAGCGGGGGTTCCGATGCGAGGCCGCGCCCAAGTGGTCCGGCTCGGTGCAAGACGGAATCCAACACCTCCGCACGTACACCGACATCGTGATCCACCCGCGATGCAAGCGAGCCATCGAGGAAGCTCGGCTCTGGCGATACAAGACCGACCCGCGCACCGAGGAAGTCCTACCGGCCTTGCACCCCGGCAACGACCACGTGTGGGACGCCGTGCGGTACGCCTTGGCTCCGCTCATCAAGAAGGGGCCGAGCGTCTTTGTCGTGTAGGGCTTGCGCCCTTGCTTGCTTTCGCGTAATGTGTTGGGTGGCAAGTCCCACCCCTCTACGCACGGGGCGCACGTTTGTCTGATACCGAGCGCAGGTCGTTCCTTTCGCGTGTGAGCACCGCGCTCCGCGCTTTGCGTGGCGACGGGGACGAGTCCCGCGCCATTATTCCGTTGACCTACCCGACCCTGCCCAACGGACAGCAGCAGATGGCGCTCGTCCGCACCGCGAACCCCGGCGAGTACCGCTACGACGGCGCGACGGTTCGGAACCAAGGCTTCAACAAGCACCCTGTCGTCCACGCCTGTATCCGCGTCGTGGCCGACATCATCGCGTCGGTCCCGCTCGTCGTCCTGACCGAGAAGGGCAACTACGAGACCCGCGTCGGTGAGGATCACCCGCTGCAAAAGCTCCTCGACTATCCCGGTCCGCGCTTCACGGCGCGTCAGTTCCGGGCGCGGTTCGCGGTCGACTACCTCGGCTACGGGAACTCGTTCTTCCAGATTGAGCGTTCCGGCGAGAACCGGCCTCCGATCGGTCTGCGGGCCGTCAACGCGGAGTCGATGCAGCAGGTCTGGATCGACCCCGAGGGCGACCCGCGTCGCTACGACTACGCGAACTGGGCGGGCATCATCGTCAACGTCCCGGTCGAGGATATGCTGCACTTCCGCGACCTCGATATGGGCCGTCCGTTCGAGGCCGAGGTCTTTGGCTATCCCCGTGGCGCGACGGCCATCGGCTCCCTGCTCGCGGACAACGAGGCGACGCAGTACGTCCGGCAGGTCGTGACCAACGACGGGACGCCGACGTTCGCGGTGCTGATGAGCGACGAGGCCACGACCGAGGATGCGGCGGCGATGCAGGACCGCTACCGCGCCCGCGTGGTGGATCGTGGGAAGCGCGGGACGCCCGCGTTCTTCGGGGCCGTGCGCGACATCAAGCCGCTCGGGTTCACGCTCTCCGACCTCGAGTTTCCGGACCTGCGGCGGGTCTCGCGTGAGGACATCTGCGCCGCGTTCGGCGTCGACCCCCGGATGATTGGCATCGCGTCCGCGTCGAGCGACGCGGGGCTCTCCGGCATCCAGTACGCCGAGGCCCGTGCGCGATTGGTCCAGCATACCATCGAGCCGATGTTCTCCGCGCTTGAGGACGAGTTGAACCATTGGCTCGCGCCGGAGTTCGGTGACGTCTGGGTGACGTACGACCACGACAAGCTCCGCGACTTGGTCGAGAACGATACCGAGACCTCGACCCGTATCCGCGCCGAGTACGCCGAGGGGCTGCGGACGTGGGAGGAGAGCCGCACCGCGCTCAAGCTCTCGCCGCTCCCAGAGCCGACCGATAGCATCCTGAAGGTGGCGGGCCGCGATCTTATCCCGGCTGCGGTCGCCGTCATCGACCCCTCGACCATCCTCGACCAGCCGCCCGCGACGGACAACGAGACGCCCGCGCTTGGCGCACCGACGCCGAAGGAGGCGGTCGACGAGGAGCCGGAAGAAGAGGAGATGCTCGAGGAGGAAGGCGAGGATGAGGAGGGCGAGGAGCTCGACGAGGAAGAGGCCGAGGAGACCGAGGGTCGCGCCGAGCCGGTGACCGACTTCCCCGCCGAGGGCGACGACAAGAAGGTGACGCTCCGCAACTCGCAATGGGCGCTGTTCCCCGTCGGCGAGGCCGAGGACTTGAAGGAGAACTTCCCCGAGCTCTGGTCGAAGGCCGGGAACGAGAAGGGGAACGAGCAGTTCCGCAAGCTGGCCCCCATCGCCAAGCGTGGCGGGGTGCCGGACGGCGAGGCCGAGGAGAACGCCATCCGACTGCGCGAGGCGTGGGTCGCTCGCCATCGGGGGGACTTCCAACTCAACGGCGTCATCGCTCAGGTCAAGTGGCTAGCGGTCGGTGATCGCGGGCTTGACCATATGCGAAAGGTCATTCGCGAGGCGAAGGACAAGCTCGACCGCTCGGAGCCCGAGATGGCCGCCGAGGTGATGGACGAGACGATGGCCCGCAAGCGCGGCCTCTGGGAGCGGGCGATGCAGGAACTCGACCGCACCGAGCAGACCTACAAGGCGAGCGCCGAGGCGTTGTTCCGCGCCGAACGCCCGAAGGTCACGCGATCCATCGCCTCCGCTGGCGACTTCGCCACGGCCCGTCAGCGGGTGCGCGAGGCATACCGCGTGAATGGGGAACTCGAGGAGAACTGGCGCGAGACCTACACCCCGCTCGTCGCCAAGACCTATGCGTTCGGGGCGACCGAGGTGGCCGGGGTCGGGGCCGACCTCAACGCGGACGTGCAGGAGTCCGGGCTGGCCGGGCGTTCCGTCGCGTCGGTCCGTGAGGCGATTCGCAAGCGGGCCGCACGGCTCGCCGAGCTCATCGGGGACACCACCGCCCGTGAGGTCTTGGCCGTCATTGAGGCGTCGGAGCGGGCCGGGCTGACCGTCTCGGAGACCTCCCGCCTTGTCGGTCGCGCCGTGTATGGCGAGGAGCGGGTCGATGCGCGGTCCACGATGATCGCCCGCACGGAGTCCGCCGGGGCGCTCTCGCAGGGCTCGTGGGACCAAGCGCAGGAGATGGGCGACCTCTACCGCACGAAGGAGTGGCTGGCCTTCTCGGACGCCGAGACGCGGGAGACCCATACCGCGTGTATGGCGCAGGGCCGCATCGCCATCGACCAGCCGTTCACGAACGGCCTGATGTATCCCCTCGACCCGACCGGCGCGGCGGACGAGG